GGTTTCCCAGGCTGGGCTTTTTCACGGTGTCAGATACAACTTCGCTTCCGCTGCACGCCGACGTACCAGGCCGGGCAATACCTTGCCGCCTGCCTTGCGCCAGTTGGCAAAGGCTTTGGCAGCTTCCGCTGTTTTTCCCGCGTTGTGGAAAGCCAAGACCTTTGACCGGCGAAATGCGCCAAGCCCAATGTTGTATGCGAGGCTAACCATTGCCGAAAACTGATTGCTTGTCGTTGGCGCGCCACCAAGCGCGTCCAATACCCCCTTCTCGAACGCACGCAGGTCTTCGCGTAACAGCCGGTCGGCTTCGGCTTCGGTAATAATCTGCCCCCGTTTCGCCGTCTTGGTGTGACCGTAGCCGATTGTCCAGACGCTAGCTGGACAGCGATACGCACGCAGGCGTAAGCCCTCGAATTCCTTGATCAGTTTAAGACCGGCTTCGTTTACCTGCACGACATGCCCTTTATAACGCCCGGCTTGATAATCTATAAGCCTACGTCAGGTATAGCCTTGCCTCGGCTTCGCGTCGCCGTATAAGTTCCGGCGGAATTTTACCTGTCGGGTTTTGGAATTCGGTGAAGGCACGAGCAGCTTCAGCCGTTCGTCCTTCCTTGTGAAGGGCCAAAACCTTTGACCAGTAAAACGCGCCGAGACCGAAATTAAACGCCAAGCTCACCATTGCGCTGAACTGGTTCTCGGTCGTCGGCGCGCCATCAAGCGCTCCCAGCACTCCCTGCTCGAAAACGCGCAAGTCTTCACGCAACAGCCGGTCGGCTTCAGCTTCGGTGATAATCTGCCCCGGCTTTGCCGTCCGGGTGTGTCCGTAGCCGATTTCCCAGATGCCAGGCAGATATTCATACGCGCGCAAGTGCAAGCCCTTGAACTTTTTGATCAGATTGATACCGGCTTCGTTTACCTGCATAACGCGCCTCTCGAAAAAGTTGACCCAGCGGCATACCAAGGTCATCCTTCACGGGCAATGGAATTCACCTTTTTACCGCCGAGCCTGCTGATAGCTTAGCACATCACGGCGCGTAAAGCTTCCTCTACGCTTCGCACCACGTGGACAGCGCCGGACTCCACAAGCGCCGATTGCCTAGCTGTGAGCCTCCCGTCTGGCGATTTCACTTCCAGCGCTGTCCATACACCATTACGCCACACAAACAGGTCAGGCGTTCCCGGCGTGTTCGCCGTGTGCCTCCGGTTGCTTGTCACACACACCAAGCAACCCGCCTCGCGCAGCGCGTCAACAATCTGACGCTGGGTTTCCCGCTCTGTCATGGCATCGCCACCTTCCGGCAGCCCAGCACGAGTAGCGAGCAGTGCTGATTGCTGTTCCTCCATAAAATCGTGCCGCAGTGCGTCATGGCGGCATTTGTCATGCCATATTGGCTTACGCGGTTCCACACCGCCCCTTCCATTGACCACCAGAATTCGATATTACTCCCGCTGCGCCGAAATCTCACCAGCGTTACCGGCTGTGGACGGCTGGACGGATACGACAGATCACCGCCGTCTTCAAAACTGCCGTAGGAAGACAAGCCGAACCCGCCACGCCTTTCTATCTGAGTGTTTGCAATGTCCCCTCGCTCGGTGAATACCACCGCCTGCCCGGTGGCGTCACGCCGAACGTAAACGCCAAAGTGCGCGTTGTCGGTAAAGGACATCCCGATAAACGCGAACTCGACCGCTTCCGTATCAGCCAGCTCGCCGCCTTCAATCTGCCAGTCACGGCGCGTTCGCAGCCCGGTTGTGTCGCCGCCGCTGCCAGGGTGGGGAATCTCGAATCGCCAGTAGGGACGCGGCAGCGCGGTCGAGACAGTCTCAACCACAGCGTCGTCTCCGCTTCCCTGCTGCCCCCAGGCAAGCCCGGCGCGTGCCATCAACGTCCCGGTTACGTTATCAGCCAAGTGCGTTTGCGGCACGGCTGCGGCAGCGCCGCGCGGGTCAGCAATCCACGCTGTGCCGTCGTAAACGACAAACTCGTTGGCGTCCTGATCGTAAGTCCGGTCACCTTCAACCGGTGGAATAAACTTCCACCCGTCGCTACCGCGCCAGACGGCGAATTTATTCGCCTGACCAGCCCACGCGCCAGTTGGAAACGCGCCGACAATCCAGCGCTGCCCCGGCGTCGGGCTGCCCGGTGGTGTATTTTGACGCGCGATAATCGGAAACCGCATGTTACGTCCCCCGCGTCAACTTCAGCCAAGTTACAGAGCAGTGCTGGTTTGCAGTGCGGGAAAGCTGCGCACCAATCCGCGTAAACCCACTGGCGTCACTGCCGAAGTCGTGAACGTGCTGGCGGGCGAAAACAGTGCCTTCGCTGCTGGCCCAAATCTCAATGGACGTTCCGTTTCGCTTCAAGCGGAAATACGTCAGCGGCTGCCGCACAAGGCGCGGATAGGCTATTGACACGTCGTCCGTTATCGTGCCGTTGTTTGACAGGTCGAATCCGGTCAGGCGTTGGAAATTGTACGACCCCACCCCACTGCTTTCCCGGATTCGGCAGCCAACACTGGACGATGGGTTGCGCAAATAAAAAAACGTGTCGTGCGCCCCCTGCGGTATCGTCGCTACTTCGACAAATTCGCCGTCGCCCAGCGCGCCTCCTTGCAAGTCCCACTCCCGGCGGGTCTGAAGCGACGTGGTGCTGCCGCCTGATCCGGGGTGCGTTATCCGCCAGTTCCAGTACGGACGCGCGCCCGTATTGACAATTGTTTCGATTACGGCGTTGTCGCCCGTCCCCTGATTCCCCCAGTCGAGATTTGCCCGCGTCAAAAAAGTCCCCAGCGAGTCAGGCGTCAGGTAGGTTGCAGCCGGCGTTCCTGTGGACGAAAACGGGTGCGTTACCCACGCCGTGCCGTTGAAGAACAGCCACTCGTCGGTGTCTTGAAGGTAAGTCTCTTCGCCTTCGACGGGCGCGCGGAACGACCAGAACGACGTGTACCAGATCGCAAATTTGTTCGCTTGACCAGCCCACGCGCCAGTTGGCACTGTGTCCACCAAGTAACGGTCGCCGTTCGCCGGACTCCCCGGCGGTGTGTTCTGGCGGGCTTTGACCGGAAACGCCACTTTTGTGCCCCTCCCTTACTGAACGTACTCAATTGTCAGGTCGTGCGCCTGCCACGAATAAATCGAGCTTGTGAAGTCTCCTTCAATGGTAACCCGCAACTCGTCAGGAACGTACCCGAAGTCAGCGGCCATATCGGCTTCAGTGTAACTCAGGATTGTGCCAGCGTAACCGGTGAAAGTTCGCACCAGTGTGTTTGTCTCGTCGTATATCCTCACCCGCACCAGCGTATTTGGCTCGTCAATTGACGCGCCGGCGTCGGTTTGCGGCAATATCTCGGACTCCAGAAATCGGTTGCGGTTTTTCCACGTCAGCGTAAGGTGTCCGGCAGCGTGTGGTGTGCGGTAGTTTCCGTTGACGCGGATTTCACGTGGTGCGGACGGGCGTGCAGCGCGCGTTGGCGACGGGATAGTTTCGGTATCCGTAATCCCGGTGGGAATCGGCTGAACGTTACCTCCTTCACGCGCCCGCACTCGGATATTCGTTGGATTCCCTGCTGGATTCGTCACGGCGAACGAATCGTTATTTGCCTGCTCAACCAGCCAGATTTCCGTGCCAACAGCGTGTGGTTGCGGCACGGTGTCCAATAGCCCGTGACGCAATCCGTTCAGTCGTAGCCCGCCCGTCACCGGCGTCACCGAGTCGAACTGCACCAGCTCGTCGCCCAAGTAGGCCAGATACGCCCCGGCGCGTAGTTGCGCGTCCGTTCGGCTGGTCAGCGCCGCCCATTGCGGTGTGGACTCAACCACCAGCAGGTTGTGACCGTCCGCTTCGTATCCGCCCAGCGCGGTGACCGTCGTCGTGCGCAGCGCCAACTTCCTGTCCTGCTGTACCTCAATCAGCGGGTCAGACGCTATTGAAAAGTCAAGGTCGTATCCGGTGTGGGTTGCAGCGCCTCGCACCGCCAGCACAGAGACTCGTGGTGCAACGCCTTGTGCGTAGTAGTAGGGCAACTGGTCAGTACGGACGGCGGCAAGGTTCTGAATCGAAGCCCCACCGCCGCCGCCACCGCCACCGCCACCACCGCCGCCGCCGTCGTCGTCCAGCGGTGGCGCAGGTAATGGCGGTGCGCCAATCGTTGCCGAAGCAATCGAAAACTTATCCTCGACCGCCTCGACAACCACCACGCCGTCAGCCGGAGAGCCAAGCCGGATTGACGTAACCCGGAAAATTGCGTTTGTGGCGTAATCGTCCCAGATAAAGCGAAACACGTCACCCGGACGTAAGTCAGCAGCCTGCCGCGTTGCCGTCAGGCGCACCCGGCGTAGCGGGTACGAGTACCCCAGCGCTTCACGCTCAGCAATCCGTTGTGCAACACCGGGGTCGCGCACCATGGGGAAGTCCAGCTCAGCCGCCGAAGAATACCCCTGAATCGCACGCACCGCCGGGTTGCGGAACGTGGCCACAGAGTCCTTGTACTGCTTGGTGCGGTCAACGAATTTGATGCGCACCACGTCACGCAGCGCGCCGCTTACGTCCACACCGAATTCCTGAACGTCAATCACCTTGGTTTCGTCCAGAACCGGTATCGTCAGCGGGTCGTAGTCGTCCCGAATCAGCTTCACTGTCCACTTGCCGTTTGTGGGTTCTCTATACAAAACCGCGTCAACGTGGCGCAGGATCATGTCGGCAAAGCGCGGGAATTGCATTGACTCCTGAAGGATATATGACGCGCCCAAGCCTTCAGCTTCCACCTGATCGGCAGCCTCTTGGAAAGAAGTGTCGTCAATCCCCTCAAAGCCGTCCGCCGGGTCAACGCCGCACCCCCACACGTTATTGGTCAGAGCCTCATACAGAATCCAGATCGGGTTTGCATCGCCGCCAATCCCGCCGCTTGGCGGTGGTGGCGCATTCGTCTTGTCAAACCAAAATTGCTTGATACGTGCCGTAAAGTTTCCCTGCGGCACGTTCAGCATGTCGCTGATTACGATTTTAATTCCTTGTATTGCGTTCAGTTGTTTTGCTCGCGCGTCAATTTCCGCCTGCGTTGCCAGCGGCCCGGTGTAGGCGTCATCCTTGCGCCAAGGCCATTGCGTGGTTAACGGAATGGTAATCTCGCTCCAGCTGTTTGCTGTTAGAAGTTCGTTCGGGATAACGCACATTATTGCGCCAGCCCCGGAAGCAAGTTGCAGCCTAACGCGCCCGGCGTGCGGAGGTAGGTAGCTTACCCACAGGTCAAAGGTGATTGTGTTCGGACGAGACGACAGGCCAGCGTACGGCGAACCGAGAACCGTAAAGAAGCCGTTTTCAGGTGTTGCATCAGAAAGGCTTCTAGTGGCCTGAAGGTACTTATCAACATTATTCCAGCCGTCGGTTGACGAGTAACTATCGCCGCGCGCGCGCCAGAAGTCGCTGGTCTCCCATTCCGGCGGTGCTGCAACCGTTTGCGTCGTGGAAGCGACCAGCGTTCCAATGGGTCCGCCAGACGGCGGTGGCGGTGGCGCAAGCGCGTTAGGAAAACGCTGCAACTCGAATTCCACCGTTGGCAGGTTTGGCGAGTTGCCAATAAAGCCCTTCCAGTTGCTGTTTGATGTCCACTCCGCCGGGCCGCGTGACACCAAGTAGGCAAAGCGCCGGTGGTCGGGGTAGTTCGGGACTCGTGACGCGATATAGGGGTCAGCGCCCGTCGTGCCGTTGCCTTGGTAGTATTTCAAATCCCACACGATTCCGCCGCCGGTCGCGCCGAACAGATTTGACCTGTCCAGAAACAGCGTCTGCCCGTGTGTCAACGTCCCCGTCCAGATGACCTTTTCGTTGACGATGATCGCCCGCAGCGTCGGCGCGCCGTGCGCCAGCGCCCACGCGATCCCGGTGAAGTAGCGCCAGATATTGTTCCGTTTTACTTCGCGCGTATCGCCCCACCAGATGATATTAGGTGACCGCTGAAGGTCTGTCCCCCACACAATCGGGATGGAGCGTCCTTCTGTCGCCGTCGGGATGTCCCAGTCTTTTTCCGGGCGGTCGTTCGTTTTGGGGCGCAGCAAAGCCGAGATCACGTTCAGCGCGATTGACGCGATTGCGATAATTACGGCAATCAGTGGGAACGGCATCAGATTACCCCTCCCCGCTGTGGGTTGCGAATCGGGATGCGGAACCCGCCCCACGCCAGTCCGTTGTTTGTCTCGCTGCCGAATCGGTTTTGGCAGGTCGCAAATGCCCCGTCACAGCCAGCAACAGCCGTTACGCTATCATCTACGGCGATGCCCAGATCGGAACGAGTGCGTACCGTGCCCGGCC